ATGTATTAAGAAATAAGATTAAAAACTTTGCTTCAACTGTATCATTATCTGGTGGTAAAAAAGTTGTGATATTAGATGAGGCAGATTATCTTAATCCACAATCAACACAACCTGCATTAAGAGGATTTGTAGAGGAGTTTCATAAGAATTGTAGATTTATTCTTACTTGTAATTTTAAGAATAGAATTATAGAACCTTTACATAGTAGATTTTCAAATATAGAGTTTAAAGTAAATCCAAAAGATAAACCTAAATTGGCAAGTAGATTGTTTGAAAGAGCAATCTTTATTCTAAAAGAAAAAAATATATCTTATGAGGATAAAGTACTTGTTGAATTGATAACAAAACACTTTCCAGATTTCAGAAAACTAATTAATGAATTACAAAGATATTCAGTAAGCGGTAGTATAGACGCTGGCATTTTAGTAAATGTATCAGATGAAAATTTAAAGACGCTAATAACTCATTTAAAAAATAAAGAGTTTAGTGATATGAGAAAATGGGTTGTCAATAATCTTGACAATGATCCTGTTAAAATTTTCAGAAAGATTTATGATACATTATATTCTAATTTAGAACCATCTACAATACCACACGCTGTATTGATTATTGCTGACTATCAATATAAGTCAGCCTTTGTTGCTGACCAGGAGATTAATTTAGTTGCTTGTTTAACTGAACTAATGTCCCAGGTCAAATTCAAATGATAGTTAATGCAGATTGTATAGAACATTTAAAAACAGTAGAAGATAATCATTTTGATAGTGTGGTTACAGACCCACCTTATCATCTAACATCTATTGCAAAAAGATTTACAAATTCAACAGAAGCAAAGTACGGCAAAGACGGATCTTTTCAAAGATTATCAAAAGGTTTTCACGGACATAAATGGGACGGTGGCGATATTGCATTTACAACAGACCTATGGAAAGAAGTTTATAGAACGATTAAACCAGGTGCAGTATTATTAGCATTTTCGGCTACTAGAAATTATCATAAAATGGCAACTGCAATAGAAAACTCAGGTTTTGAAATAATGGATATGATTAATTGGATATATGGCAGTGGTTTTCCTAAGAGAAAGAACTTATTGAAACCTGCTCACGAACCTATCGTAATGGCAAGAAAAGGTGTAAACAAAGATTTAAATTTAGACGAGTGCAGAGTCAATGGTGATAATCCTAAGAAGTGGACAAAACCTAAAGGGGGATTCTGGAAAACAGACCCAAACGCAAAAGCAAAATATATTGAAAATACAAAAGGCAGATGGCCTGCTAATATCATTCACGATGGATTAGATGAAGAATGGGCAAAATATTTTTATAGTGCTAAGGCAAGTAAGAAAGAGAAAGATGGATCAAATCACCCAACAGTTAAACCAGTTAGTTTAATGAGATATCTAGTCAAATTGGTTACACCTAAAGATGGTCTAGTGTTAGACCCATTTGCTGGCACAGGCACAACAGGTGAGGCTTGCATACTAGAAGGTAGAAATTATTATCTAATAGAAAAGACTAAAGAATATATTTCAGATATAGAAAAAAGAATTAACAAATATGATAGGTTAGGTATATAATGTATGAACTTAAAGACTATCTCAACTCCATAAACTTTAACAAAAAGAACTTGATGAATTCCGATGACAAGGAATGGGTCAAGAAATATCCTGCGTTTATTGTTAATAAAATATTGTCTGGTTTTTCAGATACTATAATGCTTGTTAATGAAGTAAATCGTAATCACTTCCTAGATAAGGATATGCAATATCAGTTTCTACTAAATAGTATTAGATCAAAGAAAAGGTTTAGTCCTTTTTTGAGAGCGAATAAATTGAAAGATATTGAAGTAGTAAAAGAGTTTTATGGATATAGTAATGAGAAGGCAAAGTCCGCTCTTGATATACTTACAAAAGATCAATTGAAATTGATTAAACAAAAATTATATAAGGGTGGGACCAAATGAATGAATTAGATAATGTCTGGCAACCAGAGAGTATGCTAGAAGTACAGTTAAAAGAACCTGATGATTTTCTTAAAGTCAGGGAAACACTTACAAGAATAGGCGTGGCGTCAAGAAAAGATAAAAAGTTATTTCAATCTTGCCACATATTACACAAACAAGGAAGATATTTTATAGTGCATTTTAAAGAACTGTTTGCTTTAGATGGCAAGTCAGCAAACTTTTCTGAAAATGACGCTGAAAGAAGAAACACAATTGCTCAACTATTAAGTGATTGGGGATTAATCGCTATATTAAATAAATCAATTGCTGAAAAGAAAGCACCTCTATCACAAATTAAAGTATTAAGTTTTAAAGAAAAGGGCGAGTGGGACCTTCAAGCAAAATATAATATAGGTAAAAAAGTAGAAGATGAAGGCACCAAAGTTTAGAGATTTTATAACAGAAGCAAAAAAAGAAAAGTATAAATTGCTTGTTATAACAGATGAACCAGAAAAGGCTAAAACTTTTCACACAGCAGATAGATTAAGAGAAGAGGCTGAAAAACTAGGTTGGGATTATTATCTTTATAAACTAACTGGCGGTTATACAACCTTTGATGATGGTGTTCGTAGATTTCATAACAAAGAAGATAAAAAAGGTTTTGTCATAGATAAAGATACTGTGGCAATTATTAGAGGCTCTATAACTAGAAAAGATAGTTGGATGGACCTTGTATCTATGTTAGAAAAAGATGGTGTTTGTATAGCAAATAGCAGACAAAGTATTAGTGTTTGTACAGACAAGTACAGAACCTTTTTAAGATTGGCTGATTATGGAGTACCTCAACCTAAAACAGTTTTAATAACTGATCCAGAAAATTTAGAAAAATCAATAGAAGAATTAGACGAAAAGTTTCCTATCATAATGAAAACTTTAAGAGGATCAAAAGGTGTTGGTGTTCTTTTTGTTGAGTCTGAAAGATCATTGGATAGTGTTGTTCAATTAATTAATAAACAAGATGAAGACGCTGATTTACTATTACAAGCATATCATAAAATAGATTATGATGTTAGAGTTTTAGTATTAGGTGGTAAAATTTTATCTGTAATGAAACGACCTGTACTAGAAGGCGACTTTAGAAGTAATGTTTCCCAAGGATCAAAACCAGAAAAACTAGAACTAACAGAATTAGAAATAGAAACAAGTTTATTAGCTGCAAAAGCAGTAAATGGTTTATGGACTGCTGTTGATTTTTTACCTAGTAAAAATAGAACAAAAGAACCACCTTTAGTTATAGAGGTAAACTCATCACCTGGTACTGAAGGTATGGAAGAAGCAACAGGCAGAAATATAAGTAAAGAAATATTAGAATTTTTTAGTGATAAAAAGAATTGGATTAAAGTACCTAGTGAGTGTGGTTTTAAAGAGATAGTAAAAATAAAACCATTTGGTGAACTTGTTGCTAAATTTGACACAGGTAATTCTGGTATGTCAGTTATTCATGCTGACAAAATGAAAGTTATTGGTAAACAAGTTAAATGGACTCTATTAGATAAAACAATCACAAGCGATATTATTCGTAAGGAAGAAATATCAGTAGGTGGTTTAAGAGATTATGATGAGGATAGATATGTCATTAAATTAAATGTAGAATTTTTAGGTGGCATATATGAAACTGAATTTACTTTAGATGATAGAGAAGATAGAACACCAATTTTATTTGACAGAGCATTTATGAATAGAATGAATGTAATGGTAAATCCAAATAGAAAATATGTAGTGACTACAAAATATAGTTTAGAGTAATTGCTTTACAAAATATTTTAAATATGATATAATACTTAATAATGAAAAGGAGTGAATATGGCAAAAAATCATCAATCAGATAATCCACTATTTAAAGCATTAGTTAAAAAATATGAATCAGATATAGCAAGCGGATTTGCTACTATGATAATATATTTTGATAGTTCCGTCGGCATAGGCGAACATCCACAATTCATAGAAGAAATGGATAAACAACTTGAAAAAATATCTAACGCTGAAGAAAAGTTAGTAACCTTAAATAAACATTTTAATAATACACAAATATAATATATGAAATTTTATACTTCGGTATTGCCATTTCGTGGCAGACTATTGGTGCGTGGTGTAAACCACGATGGTAGCCAT